AATAACCGCTGAGATGTCTGCTATAGGTGATGAGATCAAACAAACAATTAGATCCATCCTTAGAGCACAAGAGACACAAGTCCATACCAATCCTAGAGATGGTGAAATCCATCTTTACGCTGGTTAATTAGGACTTAAACATTACTGGAATTAGTCTTTTCCTGTAGGGATCCCTTGCACTCTTTACAAATCTAGTATATAAATTCTTTACTATACATTAATTTTCTGCATAGACGAGTATAGTCGACGGCCTAAAGACTATGTGGAAATAATTAGGAGGATATAAATATGGCAAATACTACGTTTACGGGACCAGTCCGATCGGAAAATGGTTTCCAAGACATAACTAAAAACGAAACTACAGGTGTAATCACATCTAATGCAGCTTACGGAAAAGCAATTAGAGGTGGTGTACAAGAATTATCAGGTGCAGGTGCAGCTGATACTACTAACCTTATCACAGAGTTAACTACAGCTGCCGGTGCTGCTGCAGTAACTTTAGCTAATGGTACAACTGCAGGTCAAATCAAAATCATTACTATGGTTGTTGATGGTGGTGGAACTGCAACAGTTACTCCAGCTACTTTTGCTAATGGAACTAGCATGGCTTTCGCTGATGTTAATGACACAGTAATGTTAGCTTGGGCAAATACTATTGGTTGGGTTATTGTTTCTAACAGTGGCGCAGTAGTAGCGTAATAAATAATTAATGTGGGCCTTCGGGCCCACACAATTTTAATAGGAGAAAACTATGGCAAGTAAAGGCGATATACAAGCAACTAGGTTTACAGCAGCTACTTCAAATGCAATTATTGCTCCAGGAGTAAGAATGAGAGGTATCATTGCTTCTAATACTGATGCTACAAATGCAGGTGTAGTTGAGTTAAAAACAACTAGTGCTACAGGTACAACTTTATTTGTTGCAGACATACCAGCTGGTGATGTAATTAACTTTTCATTCCCTGAAGATGGAATTTTATTTCCAAAAGGGGTATTTGTATCGACATTCACAACTGTTGCGGCTGTAACATTATTGACTGATAAATATTCTGGACCTAATTTAACATAGGAGGATAAATGGCTACCTCTGGAACTACAACCTTTGAATCAGGTTTTTATATTGATGATATAATTACTGAGGCTTACGAACGTGTAGGTCGATTTGATTATTCTGGTAACGATATAAAAACAGCAAGGCGTTCTTTAAATATAATGTTTCAAGAATGGGCTAATAGAGGTTTGCATTATTGGCAAGTAAAAAATAATTCAATTACATTGGTTGCAGGTCAAGCAGAATATACAATGTATAGATCAACATCTGATGGTACTTCAGATGCAACGGCTGTATATGGTGTTGATGATGTTCTTGAAGCCAGTTACAGAGCATCAAATGTAGATACACCTTTAACAAAAATTAATAGATCAGAGTATCAAGCATTTTCAAACAAAACATCTACCGGTGTTCCATCACAATATTTTGTACAAAGATTTATAGATAAAATAACTGTAACTTTATATTTAACTCCTGGATCAACTGAAGCAGGAAATTTTTTAAATTATTATTATGTAAGTAGAATACAAGATGCAGGAGTTTACACTAACGAAGCAGATGTACCATATAGATTTGTACCATGTATGGTTGCAGGTTTAGCTTATTATTTATCACAAAAATTTAATCCTCAACTTGTTCAACAAATGAAATTACTTTATGAAGATGAATTAAAAAGAGCATTAGAGGAAGATGGTTCTTCAGCAAGTTCTTTCATAACACCAAAAACTTATTATCCAAATGTCTAGATCGAATGGTAAATATGCACAATTTATATCTGATAGATCAGGTCAAGCATTTCCATACAAAGAAATGGTTATTGAATGGAATGGTTCCAGGGTGCATGTTTCAGAATTCGAAGCTAAACATCCACAGTTAGAACCAAAACCACATACTGCAGACCCACAAGGTTTATTGAATGCTAGACCACAAACCTTTACTCAGGCATCAGGAGATGGTGGTTTTATGACTGTAGATTTAACTTTACCAGGAGTCTTTTCATTTGAATCAAATAATGGTATGGTTCCTGATGATGGATCTGCTATAAACGTTAAAAGAGAAGCGCAGACAAATTTAGGAAGGGTAACAGTTAGTATAACATAATGACATACGCAGAATTAGTACAAAAAATTAGAGACTACACAGAAGTAGATGCCAATGTTTTAACATCTACTATTGTAGATGGATTTATTTCTGATGCAGAATTTAGAATTTTAAGAGATGTAGATTCTGATAATAACAAAAGATATGCTACAGCTAATTTAGTGGCCTCAAACAGATTTATAGATACACCGGATAATTTATTGGTAATCAGATCCGCTCAAATAATAGACTCTGATGGAAGTTCACAACCTGATAATAGAGAGTTTTTAGAGTATAGAGACACTAGTTATATGTCAGAATATAACCCAACTGGTGCAACTGGAGTTCCTAAATATTATGGATTTTGGGATAATGACACTATTGTTCTAGCTCCTACACCAGATGCTACCTACACAATTCAATTAAATTATATCTTGAAAGATCCGGGTTTATCGAGTACAAATACAGAAACATACATAAGTAAAGTTTTTCCCAACGGACTTTTGTATGCATGCTTAGTAGAAGCGTTTTCATTCTTAAAGGGGCCAAATGATCTCTTGCAATTATACGAAGGAAAGTATAAACAAGTGGTTGAAGGCTTCTCGATAGAACAAATGGGAAGACGAAGACGAGATGAATATCAAAGTGGTGTTCCTCGAGTCGGAGGAAAATAAATATATAAGGAGATAAACTATGGCTATATCACAAGCGATCGCGAACAGCTTCAAAAAACAACTTTTGGAAGGTGATCACGATTTTAAACAATCTGGTGGAGACGTGTTTAAATTAGCTCTTTATACCGCAGGTGCGACTTTAACTTCTGCTACAACATCATACACTACTTCTCAAGAAGTGTCTGCTTCTGGTCAATACACAGCAGGTGGTGGTGCATTAGTTAATGCAGGAACATCAATCACTGCCGGTGTAGCTAGAGTTGACTTTAACAACTTATCATTTACTGGTGTAACGTTAACTGCAAGAGGTGCATTAATTTATAATACATCATTAACTAACGCAGCTGTTGCTGTATTAGATTTTGGTGCAGATAAAACTGCAACTTCTGGTACGTTTACAATTCAGTTCCCAGCACCAACATCAACTGCAGCGATTCTAAGGATCTCTGGTTAATTAGGAGGTAACCTCCTATGGCCGGATGGGGCAGTAATACTTTTGGATACCTTAAGTGGGGTGAGTTTGGTAATGCTTACGTTAATGTAACAAATCCAAATGACACTTACTGGGGTAGAGATGCCTATGGTAATTTTTATTGGGGCGGAGGTGGAAACCTTGACGCTTCTATAGGTGAGACAACTGTAACTGCTGAAGTCAACGTCGGCTGGTCTGCAAAAACATGGGGTTTTGCAAACTGGGGTGATCTCTTTAATGCAAATGTAAGTCCAACAGGAAATCAAATAACTTCAAATGTTGGTTCTGTAACTATTGATGCAGAAATTAATACAGGTTGGGGTAGAGTAACTTGGGGTTATAATGGTTGGGGTATTGAAGGTACTCTACAAGTAGAAGGAATTTCTTTATCTTCTAATTTAGGTTCAGTAACAGTTAATAATGAAATAAACACAGGTTGGGGTTCTGATACCTGGGGTTATGAAACTTGGGGTATATCAGGTTTAGTTGTAGATTTAACAGGAATAGAATTATCAAGTAATTTAGGTTCACCTACATTTAGTATTACAGGTAACACGGATGTAAGCGGTGAAGAAATGACTGCTACTCAAGGTGATGCCGAAGCTTTTGCATCATTTGTTGCAGAAGTAACAGGTCAACCAATGACCATGACGCTTCAATATCAAGAAGCAGTTGTAGATGTATTTAATCCTTCAATAGGTGGTAATGAATTCTCTGTAAATGGAGATGCACAATTATCTACGGCTCAAAAAGAATTTGGAACAGCTTCATTATTATTAGATGGTACAGGTGATTACGTAAATGCATCAGGAACTGTTGATGGTTTAGATGGTGGAGCATTTACTATAGAATTCTGGTGGTATGCTTCAGATGCTACAACACAAACAGGTATTCTTTGGGATGGAAGAAATGCAAGCGGTGATGGTTATTCAATAGGAATCGACAATGGAAATTTAATTCTTTACGAAGATGGTGCACAGTTATCATCTTCATCAGGTTTATTTTCAAACAATACATGGATGCATTTAGCTTTTGCTAGAGATGCTTCAAACA